CACTTCTTGACTCGGCATAGACATTTCTATGTCTAATGGAACTGCCTTGCGAATAGTATTAGCAGTCCATTCTGCTTCGTATGCCGATAAATCGGTCAATACATCAATTGTTCGTTCACCAGCTTTCACCATTCCTGCCTGCATTATTCGATCTATCGCCGCCGCTAATTGCTTCGATCGTAAGGATGTTTCAACTTTCTTTATCACTTCTGGATACACTTCTGTTCCAAGAAACGCAGATATTCGTCGAGCTTCTGAGCTCTTAAACCGTTCTAGATAGATACTATGACGGATAAATCTATCTAACAATTTTTCATTCACTGTCGCCATCTATGAAATCTTCGATCTCTGTCTGTGCTTCATTACTTAATCTAACTAATTCCTCATCCACATCAACAGAATCAGCCAAAGCTCCACGACGTTTGATTTCTCTAAGGAACGTCTCACGAGACAGTTCACCAGCTTGCCTCGCTTGTAAGATGAAGTCTTTATCACTATCTCCGAGCATTGCAGTTTCAAAGTCACTGTAGATATCTACTGACATAGTTTCTGGAGGCTTAATTTTACGCCATTCACAAGCCATTTTTAAGACATCAACTATTCCTCGTTCAGTATTACGAATCCAAGATTGTAGTTGTGAAGATGTTCTATCAGAATCTATCCTGACAGATGTTGCCAATTTATTTGGCTGTTTTACCATCGGCAAATTACCGAGGACTTCCATCTTCTGTTCAATATCTTCTATGTCCTTTTGTCCAATTTCTATGGACTTACCAGTATGCTCTACATATTTCATATCCGCATTAGGATCGTTTGCAAAGAAAGAACGTGTCGGTCCAATTTCAAGTTCCGTTTGTTCTGTCATTTCTTTTGGCATTCCCTTACCGAAGAGAAGACCAAATCTAGACAATCGAAGGATATTCCGCTGATCACTGTAGCTCTGCCAGTGAATTATATTCATCCACGCTAAATCTTCTAGAGGTGGATCAGCGGTTAAAAAACCAGTTCTGTCGGCATACAAAGTAACCAGCGGAATCCTTCCAAAAGTATGCGTACCGTTTTCTATTTGATTCCACTCCTCCTTTTTATCTTCATTTTGTTGCCAAAGTTCCCAAGAAGAAGTATTCACTACTCGAATATAATGCCGTTCCACATCACCATAACTACCGAGAGATTCTATTCGTGATTCAAGCATCCTAATCTGAGTCAGTTTAGCTTTCTTTGAATCAATTACTGTTTGCCATCCTATTAAAGATGAAGCAGGAACACAGATAAGTAGAACTCTTGCTCCATTTTTATCTTCATCAGCCTTCGTAGCTACTGACCAATTTTCTACCACACTATGATCTACAAATATATGAACGACTCCGTGGTAGATCAAATAGTATAATACTTCTTGAATAAAAGATTCGAGCGATGTTCCAGTGGAATCTACATCTTCCAATAAATAACTTAATTCAACGGGAAGATCTTTTACTGTCAAAGGATGCGAGAATGGTCTGTTAGAAAGTTTAATCAAAGTATCACTGAACCCATTGTAAAGCACAGAACGATTACGACGTGCATCGTATTTGGTTATGCTCTCTCCAGGTTCACGAGGAAGCCATCTTTCTCCAGCTTCTCGCATCGCTTTAGTTCCGCCGAGTAAGTCTTGAAGCATATCCCATTTACGAGACATAACTTCATAACCTGTAGAAGGAATTGCTACTGGATTCATTTATATCCTCTTGCGTATGCAGCTCGGCCTTGTCTATTGGCTTTACTAATTGCTCGCTTCTTTCCTGCTGAAGTCTGATAACGATATTTCTTCTGATGACCCCATCGAGCAAATTTTCCCTTACTATCTTGTCCTGTACGAGTAGGCATAATACCAAACTCCCGGCCGAAGCCGGGAGTAACAAGGAGGCTATCCCTTTGGAGGGAGCCCGCGAATACCGCGAATGACATTTTCTAAGGTCTTTGCATCTATCCCCGCCGATTTTAATCCAGTATCAATGAAAGACCCTAATTTCTTCCACTGTTCTGGTTGCTCTTTCTTCAGAAGTTCAATTGCTTCTACGAGAGACCCAGTAACAGCATAACTGACTTCAGCTTCTCCTTGAGCTTCCAAGATTTTAGGCTTCATCTTTCGCCATATCTGAAGAGCTCCTAATACTCCTCCTCCGATAAGACCTGCAAGAGGACCGAGTATGGGAGTAAGTAGAACTAAGATTGATGCTCCACCTTCTGTTACAGCTTCAATCTTAGCCACAGCATTTGGATCCACCTTCGTTCCAGACGATGTCGGCACGCATCCACAACAAAATAGAAAGACAATCACTAACAAATACTTCTTCATAATGAATCTCCTAAAATGGGTTGCATCCAGTAAATACTGGAGGTTTGTTTATTCCATAAACCATTATCAACAACGAACCATAATCATACATAATATCTCCGCTCGGAGGTACATCGTGAACAAACACACCGACATAATGAACACCGATTTCATTGGCTGTCCATTCTATTCTTGCTTCATTGATAGTCATTCCTAATGGACCTGCCTGAATGCCATAGACTAAAGGATCACCATCTGGATCACAGGCTCTAATTGGTAAAGAAATTTGACCACCTATTGTCGTCTTAATTGCACACATCAGCTTATAACTGATTTTATTCGGATCATAGGGGAAATCAATCTCACTTGGACTAAGTATCGTTGTCGGTGGACATACTATGTTATTATTTCCTAATACTAAGACCGAACAAAACAATAAAATCAATAATCGCTTCACAGTGAGCCTCCCGGAACATAGATATTGTTATTCGGCTTCGAAACACGTTGTCCCGCAACCTTCTTCATAGCATCGGCTTCATCTTTCTTCATCTCTGCCAATTTCACAGCAGCAACTTTCGCAGCAGCAAGTCTTGAAACATCTGCCTTAATAACTTCTGCCTCTGCTAAAGTTCTTGCATCCCAATCAGATTGATTATCCATTTTCGTATCCTTCATTACTTATTGCATCGCCCCAAACAATATGAGGATCATCAATAATTTCTGTTGCTGCTATTTGAAGCGGATCTATGACAATTGATTTCTTTACAAGGAGAGGCATCGCTTCATATCCGGATATACTTCCATTCTCAGCAAGATTCTCTTCGGTGAGAATAGCTATCTGCTTCCCACTATGTAAAGTGAAAATCAACTTCTTAAAGTTTTTCAGGTCTTGCATAATTGCTTCTCGGTGAACATACGAACAATTGATTCATCAGAAAATCCTACAATTATTACTCTACCAGAAAGATCCACGTCACACGATCCACCTTCAAAGTGAAGGATCATCCTTATAGGTTTTATATCCATAAATTCATCAAGAGAGGAGAAAAACTTTCCTACATCTTCAATACTTTGAGGCGGAATTTCTAAGTTTATCAAATTTCACCGATCCTTATTTTCCCACCGCCGTAGGGATGAGCCTCGTGAACATAATAGCTCAACGCATCACTGATATGTGATAACATAGCTTCATTCTTCTCGAGACTACCTTCGTCGTCACACGATACACCTTCAAAGTCTCGACATATCATTGGAGTTTTTATGGGATCTACAATGAGATTGATATATCCATCCGCTGAACGGAGTTGTGTATTTGTAGAATTCAATCTGCTGCGAATAGGAGGATTAGCTCGTGGGAAACGTTCTTTAATATGAAACGTTGATCTTAGTTTATCACGTATAATTTCCCAATCACTTCCAGCGACTCCCTGAGATGTGTGTGCTCCACCTGTTGCATCTCCGTGTAGAAATACGTGTCCTTTGTGATGTGACCACTTTCTAAGTAATTCATCACAGACCTTTTCTGTATTACTATCCTCTCGCTGAAAAACCTCATCTATGATTGCAATACACTTCCCACGAGTCTTTTGATTCCGCAAACGAAGCCACTCCGGCGGATCTTGTTCTTGAACAATGAGACACGTTCCTGGTCGTCTGTTGAAGTCGTGACAAAATATCAATGGTTCGTTGGGATCATACACTATCTGTATCCCACTCGGTGGATGATTCAACATTGAATAGGTATAATATGCCAATCCTTTGAAAGAAACAAATGCTCCCCCATATTCCTGCTGATAAGTTAGATCATCTACATCACTACGAGCAGCCTCTGCCTCTTTTGGATCTATGTCATACGTTGTCCACGTAAAGACATCCCAATCTTCAAGATTCTTAGCATCTTCTGTCAATGTAAAATAATGATTCTTCCCCTCTGGCACACCTATTAAATCTGCCCATCCGGGTCGATCCTTTGTAGATAATGCTGGGCGAACATTTCTCTCCCAAACTCCTTCTTTGAAATTACCAAATTCATCTCCGATAAAACCATCCAATGGAGGACCCTCTATCCGTTCAGCTTTGTCCATTCCAAGAATTTGCACTTTAGTTCCTGTTATGAGATAAATAGTTCTATCAGAAATTACTATGGGATGATGCTTGCGAAGCATCCAGGTGGGAATTAAATCAATGATGTCATCCCAGAATATTTCTACAGCTTGCCGATGTGTTGGAGCTCCACAAACAAAGCGACCACGAGGTTGAAGAAAAGACATTGCCTTCTTAACAATCTTACGTTTCGCAAGTTCAGTTTTCCCTGAACGACGTCCTGCGTGACAGACATTGAATCTCGTCTGCGATCGCCAATATCGCTGCTGAACAGAATGATAATCTAATGTTGTCCACCTATTTGTCAGCAAGAGAAGAATCCATTTCTTTCATAGCATCGTGTATCTTTTGTGCAAATTGTTGAGGATCCTCAGTCACCACGTTTTCTAAGCCAAGTAAAATATCTAATCGCTGCTGGGCAACAAGTTTATATTTTACCGGAAATTCGCCTCTAATAATAGCAGAATAAAATTCAATACTTGAACCTTTGAATTCATTTGGATCTACATTGAACACCTCTATGATCCTTGCTTTCGCAAGAGTGATCAATCTCATCATTGTACAAATTTTTACATCAGGATATATCTCACGAAGCTTTGCCTTTATATGGCTCTTCCGCATTTTCATTCCAAGCCATTCTGCAACTTGATCCACAAGTTCATCAGAAACCTCAACAGCTTCATTTGCCATAGATATACTATGTACGCTCACGCGTGAAGAAAGCAATCAATATCTTGTATGAGATTATAACTTAATAGGTTACAATTCATCCGCAGTATAATAACCAAATCGTAGAAAGACTTCGAGGATCGTTTCTGCGAGTTCTGAAGTGACAGATTTCACAGATCCATCTTCCAACTTATACTGATAAGTCGAAGACCATCCCGCTTGTTTTGCAAATTCATTCGCCGAGATACGAATCTTAGATCTCGCCCGAGTAATTTCTGCGTGACTCAA